ACCTGTTAACTGATAAAACCTAGCTGATGTCGTGCTAGAAGACAGGAAAGCCCCTTGCGCCCTTCTAGCCGAGTAGGTAAACTGAATAGACCAATCTCCCGTGGATGTAAGTACTTTGTCAGATTCTAGATATTTATTTGTTCCATCAAACTCCATAGCCAACTCACCGCCACCCGTATCCACAAGTGTCGGCTGATTCGCACTGGTATCTTGTGAAACCTCTGCGTCGTACTTCAGAGTCGGCTGATTCGCACTAGTGAACTGCGTTACTGTGTCGTGTTCCTCAAGAGTCATGTTAGCCGATGCAGTGCCTTGCGTGAGGTCGTTTGTGCCTGTGAGGATTTCTTTGGATGATATGTATTCAAACTCTATGTAATCGCCTGTTGTTAAGCCAGTGTATACGCCTAAGAGTAAGTTTGTGTTTAGCATATCATCAATAAAAAGTTCAAAGTCTTGCCACTCATTAACTGCATCAAAAGTCAAAGAAGTCTGAATTATACTTGTACCATTATTATAAGCAATATTTTCTAATTTAGTACATCTTGCTCTAAATTTAACAAGTTGATTTTTTATTGAATTAAAAGCACCATTTTGTCGAATCATTGCGTTTGTAGTGGCTTCTACCTTTGCAACTCCACCTGTCACAGATAATGCACCCGATGAGTAAGGCCCCCAACCTGTAGTATCATTCGAGAAATCCCCGTTTGTTACTTGCTCTGATCCGTAAGTCACTTGCGCTTGGTCGACCACTAGATTCACATTGTTAGCCGAGGAGAACCCAAGGTATGACACATCAAAGGGTGTATAATAGCCTACTAGACCACTCGTGGGGAGACTCGGGGAACCTCCCCCAAAGTCATAACTATATTTGTCCCCACATGTATCAGCTGACCAGTAGTCAACCTGTACCCCACCCACTGTCTGGTAGGGTAGTGTTAAAATTCGTTCATCTGCTCCGACGAGACCATCAGCCCCCTCTTCGCAGAATGTTGGTGACCAATAAGGTACTTCGACACCATTGATCTTCATGTATAATATCTCTTGACTCATTGGTCACCTCTTCTAATTATTTAGTTTCTTTCTTTACTGGTGCTTTAGTAGCTTTAGCTTTCTTAGCATCAACGATTGCTTTAGGGCGCATCTTACCATCTGTATCTTTAACGTAAATTGTATCCATTGTATTTCCTTTTTAATTAAGTTTACGCAAAAGGGGGAGACCACAGCTTTACGCCATGATCTCCCCCAATTGTTTATTTATGTACTAACTATGCGTTAGTGAGTGTGTCGAGCTCTAGTTCAACTAGGTACTCAGGTCGAAGCCAACCGTGCCCGCAGAAGTAATCTGCAGTGAGTAATTGACCCTTGTGACGTGCAGAGTAAGCATCAGCTTCCATTGCAATATCAGAAGCCATAACTTGACCAACAGCACCCTTACACATGATGAGACCACGAGTCTTCGTGAAGTCACCTTGGTGATAGTAATGCACACCTGTGTCTGGAGTCTGTGGAGACGCGATAGACGACAAGTCAGCTGTAGGTAGGTTATTAGTACCCTTGAAACGAATACCAAAGAGAGGTGGCAACATGCCAGACTCAATGTTACCAGAGGCGTAGTCTTTGTTGAACAAAGAGAAACCATTAGTATCTACAGCATTAAGAATTGTGTAGTAGTCTTCCCAGTTAAGGTAACATACTTTCTCAATAGCATCTGGAACACGCTTCTGTTTAAAGGAAGTCGCGGCTTGCTTAACAGCACCACGGATCGCCTCTGCGAGTTCCACATCATTAACAGCACCAGGACCTGCGCCCGTGAGCTTGAATTTATCATTAGTAATAACTAGACCAATAGCATCAACGTTACCATCAACAAGTGGTGAAGAAATACGTGCACCAATGAGAGCTTCGTGGAAGTTATTAACATCCATAGCAAGACCAAGAGCATTCGCCATTTCATCAGCGTATACAGCAGTCTCGTCATAATGTTTCATCCATTTGTCGATCTTCGGTACGAATCGGTCAACAACCATGAGGTCATCAAGACCAATAGTCTTAGCATTCTGGTTTGTTACTTGACCCGAGAGTTCAGTACCAGGCACATGGTATGTAGCCTTTAGTGTACCAGTGTACGGGAATTGGTAATTCTTAGCACCATTCAACTGTTTGTTGAAGATCATATCTTTTGTATCTAGTTTGTCGAGCAAACGATTGATTACTTCTCCACCAAATTTAGTGAGGAAGATTGCTCGTGGATCGCCAGCGCCATTGATTTGACCTGGACGTGAGGTTGTGAAGTCAGACATATAATGTCCCTTTATTTTAATTTATAATATTTAATACATTTGTATACTAACTTTGGCCTAAGTTTTCTACACTGAAATATCATCTCTCTACTTGTCTCTATTATATAATCATTATTAATGTTATCCTACCTCGGCAGGGCATTACAAGAACAATAACAGTATACAATAGATTGAAGTATTTCGTAAATAACTATTATAACCTAAGGTTAACATAGGGTTTAACCCCTATGCTTCCCCTAGTAGTGTTCCCTTTAACCCTTGCGAGCCAAGAATCTACCTAATTTTGCATCAAAGAGTGCATGTGTACGTGGATCCCCTGCTAAATACTTAGGATCTTTCTGAGCTTCTCTAACCTCTTGTTCAGAGTAGAACTCATCGGGATCTTGTGTATTCAACTGAAGGTTAGCTGTGGGTTCAATCTTAACCACAGGTTCTGTACCATTAGCATTCTCATACAAGGCTTTGAGTAACTTAGCGCCACCCTCAGCAAACACAGGGTTGTCTAACTGTAGGTTAAGGTTAGCCATTTCAGTATCTGACAAATTGGTGCTAGCCCAAGTTGACATCTGTTTATAAGCTTCCTCACCACCAACAGTAGAATAGATACGACTGTCCGCATCAGCTTCTGCTTCTGCTCTAGCGTTACTATTAGACTCTGTGTGTAGTTTAATATAGGATTCCACCAAAGCGGAGTCGATACTCATACCACTGCTGATAGTATTAATATCCTCCTCTGTGATTTCTGTACCCTGTGCGAACTTGTCATAGTAGGGCTGTAAGTCAAAACCCTCAGTTTCAACCTCTGGCTCAGCCTCTGGTTTAACTTCTGGCTCTACATTACGACCCTTCTCTAACTCTGTATAGGACTTAAGTAAAGCATCTGTATTAAGAGTACCATCCTCATTCTGGAATTTCTCTGGTACGTTGCTCACTTCTTCCGTTACTTCTGGTGTATCAACTGTGCCAATATCAACAGAGATTGTACCCTCTTGTTCATTAGCTAAGTCATTAATTTCAATACCAGTTACTTCTTCTTCACTCATTGTTGCATTGCTCCTTGTACAGACTCAATGACCTGTGAGGCATTCTCTGGGTTATTCATAGCACCATTAACTACAGCACTACCAGTACCAGACATTGCACCCTTCATCATCTCTGCTTGTTGTTGTTGTTGCACCATAGCTTGCTCTTGAGCTTGCTCCTGTGCCATCTGTTCTTCAGACTTCATAAGTCCATCTGTATCCAATCCTACTGCATTGAACGTAAATGTAGCCACACCAGACATATCTAATCCTGGTATTGCTTGTGCATTTTGTGCAATCTGTCCAATAGCTGTAGAAGCCCTCATAAGCTTATCTAAATCCGTACCACGACCTAAACCCTCAAGACCTACAATGATCTTTGGTTCAACATCTGATTTGTGTACTTTAGGTAGCTTGTTCTGCTTCTGTAGGCGGTTAATAAGGCGTCTAAGCATCGGTTCTTGGAATGTACTAGCCTGTAGGGAGTAAGCGCCACCTAGGGCGGTCTCTAGCTCTCCTGCTTGCATTCTAATCTCTTCAGCTGTAGTTCGCTCTGAGTCTCGCACTTGGGTAAGTAGGAAGGCTCTTGAGAGGTCTTGTGTGAGTCCATTCATGCTCTCTTGTACAGAACGCATATCATTGTACTTACCAACCTCTGGGAACATTAAGTCCTCTGGTTCACCATATAGGAATCCACCACTAGGGATCTTAGCGACATCACTTGGTTTTAATCTAGAGCCAGGTCTAATGAGACCAAAGATCTTTGAAGCGATTGCTGAGTGTTTCTTAAAGGAGAGGGTGTAGGCTTCTAACGATCTAAAAGATCCAAGATACTCCTCAACGTAAGATCTACCATAATGCTCACCAGAAAGACCAGTCCAACGAAGGGGAATCCAAGCAGACTCTTCTTCGGGGTATTTAGCTTCGGAACCTTCAAGAAGTGTTGCTCCAATATATTTCCCTTCAATGTAATGTTTACCATCTAAATGCACACGTGTATAGACACATACCTGCTTCTGATTGGTAGCACCCTCTTGTTCTACGACATCTTGGTCCATAGCTTCAAGTTGATCCTTCCAGTTCTGCGGTAGTTCATCATATGAT